CACCTGAAGGCGAGATCTTGTCCTTGTAAGCAATTACGCCGCCGACAGGAACAGCATAACCAAGGTGATGGTCAGCCATAAGTGCAGCCTTGTAGCCACCCTTGACGAGACAGTTCGACATCTGATCAACGGCATTCTGGAGAGGATCGCCGAAAACCGGAATATTGTTGTTTGAACCTAATAGTTTCATAAGATTGTCATTTTTATAAATAATTTCCACAGGCAATATCACTATGGATTATTTAAAGATTTACGAGAGTTCAGATAGTTTCGAGTCGACGAGTTGAGTCGCAAGTTTAACCCACCGATTCATCCACTTATTCCATTTACGTGAGCGCACTGGATGACGCATTGCATTAGAAAATGCGCGACTACGCTTTTCACAGATTCTTTTGTTATGATTATACGGAGAGTGCATTGTGTAGTCTTTGGATTGTTTCGATTCCAGCACGCATCTTTGCGGCGGCCGAAGAGTTTGCGGAGTGAACGTGAATGATTGGAGGAACAAAGCCTCGCAAAGCAACGGCTTCCTCAATCCAAAGAACCACGTCATATCCAGTTCCGATTTCGTCGTCATCACCAAGGTCATGATCGAGGCTAAGCTCAGTCACCAGACCAGCGTGCAGCAAATCAATCGTGTCGTCGGGATTGTATGTTCGGAACCATCCTTGCGGAGTGACTCTTTCGTCATCGAGAAAAACTTTCATCTTATTAAGCAGTTGCGACAGCGGTAAAGATTTCCTTTACACGCTTCAGAGGAATTGTGGCACCAGTCCCATAAACCAAGTCTGCGCGTGGAGATATGAAACGATCACGGTTTGCATTGTACTTTTCGGTTCCCAGAAGTTTCTCGAGACCTGTATGATTCCAATCAAATGTTCGGCCAAGGCGACCTGCATTGAAACGTCCGTTACACATGAATGTCATTGCACATCCAATCGTAACACCGTTCACGCGATACTCAAGCCACTTTCTTTTGGGCAATGACGGCTGCGGAGTAACATCGACGCTTGTGAATTTGATTTTCATCAGTACTTAAATTCTCCGGTTGATTCTTGGTATTGGAAGCCTTTGCGGTATTCTTCAATTTCCTCACTTGTCAGATTGATGACGGCTTCACCGCGACCAGTGCCTTGTGGATACCAGTGAGGGGAAAAAGCGCGGCGGTAATAAGCATCAGCGCTGCCTCGGTCAAATAGTCCGCCGTGGCGTTCACGATCAAATTGTGGTTGGTCAGTCATGGTATTAGCGATTCTTGTTAGAGATAATGTAATCAACCGTTGCGGAACTCGCAGCTTTTTGAAAAGCGAGTTCGAGCGAATCCTCTTCTTCGGCATAAGCTGCTGCTGCGATTGCAGCGGCGGTTTCAAACATTGCAAGAAGTTCGAGAGAATCGGGAAGCAGGGAATCGAGGTTCGACATGTGGTGGTTTCCTTACAGAATTATTTTAACAGGTTTTTAGACGAATGTAAACAAGAAAATGCATAAAATCCAAAAAAAGTTCATTTTTTTCCAAAATTTTCAGACAAAAAAGGCGTATCGGAGGGGATACGCCTCGATGATTTAGCTCTTAAGAGTTCTTTTAAAAGGAAAGAGTATATGATCGCACCTCTCGCGGCAATGGTTCAGCTGCTCCCTTTGGGAGAGATCCGATATTGGTAAAGGCATAGTTGATCTTGGACATGGCTGCATTATATTCAGCAGCTAGGCTGTTATAACTGGCAACGACACCCGCAACTTCTTGCTCCCATAGATTAAACTGTTCTTTATCAGTTCGATCCCAATCCTTACGAGAGGTGCCTTCATAGGACTTCTCCATACTAGTGAGACGGGACTTATAAACCTGAACATCAGCAAGTTTCTTATCACATTCTGCTGCTACATTTTTGAACCATTCATACTTCTTCAAGAGAAGAGCCGGATCTAGTTGTTGTTCAACGACAGCAGTTGCCTTGCCAACATAAGAACATCCTTTACTCAGGATACTACATCCAATGATGACAGTACATGCTACCAGAGAGAGAAAAATATATACAACGGTTTTCATATTAGCGGTCTTCGAGGTTAAGAGTGATGTTCTTTACAGCAATTGGTTGATCAGAAACATGGATGATTTGTCCACCAGTGAAGAAGTGACTATGGAAAGTTCCCTTAGAGCTGAACCAATAAATGTATTCACATGAACTGCCATAAGAGCCATCATCTTGTAGCACTTCTGATGTGTATTTTGTCTGCCCGTTAATATTGACACCCATACCACTATGAGGACTGTTGACATACTCCCAAGCACCCGCTGATACACTTGTAGGAGTTAGTCGCTTACCAGATGAAGTGACCTTACCTTTCACGGTGGAATACAGAATCACCTGACCACTATAAGGACTAATCACATACAGATGCTTGATTGCTCCAGCGACATTATCACGCTTGAGTCGTTCAGCAATATTCTTCTGTTCTACAGTCCAACCATCAGCATCAGTTGATACCTCAACAGTCTTCTTTGAGACACTGCCGCTGGCATTACTTGGCTGGGTTTCTTCAATACACGAAGGCAGCATAAGAGCAGCCACAACGATTGTCATTAGTTTCATTAGTTTCATCTTGTTTATTATATTGGTGTTCCTTTGGTTCTTACTTGTTCTTATAGATCTTTAGTTCTTTCTCTACATAACTTTGAGCTTTTGTATCTTCTAGATATTTGTAATAAAAATCCTCTAGTCGAATTTTAGTTGCCTTAGAGCAGTGTAGTCTCTCGTCAGTGTACTTACCTTTGTACACATAAAGGATTCCACTAGCGTATGGGTGATTGGAGGTCCAAACAGTAAAGGCGTTGTCGAATGTAATTGTGAAGTTATCTACTTTTGTAACAGTTCCTTTATCAATCAGGAGATTCAATAGTTTATCCCATGTCTCATCAGGTTCAGCTTGAGACATCCAGAAGAATTTAAAAAGCCTAGATAGTTTACTTGTACGATTCATATTTTTATTTTATCAGAGTTCCTTACTTAGAGATCTTTAGCTTGCTTACATCAATCCCAAACTTAGATGCAATTTCGTCCATCGTCAAGACGATTTCTTTAGCGGTTTTAAGAAGGAATTCTTGTTCACTTAGTGAAACTCCATCGATGAACCAAGCTTTACATCCATCGGCAAGTTCAACCGCAGGACCGTCTTCACGATGGCGTTTTCCATTGACGTACCATTCTTTACCTCCACTGGCAAGTTCAACCGCAGGACCGTCTTCACGATGGCGTTTTCCATCGATGAACCAAGCTTTACCTCCATCGGCATATTCAACCGCAGGACCGTCTTCACGATGGCGTTTTCCATTGACGTACCATTCTTTATGTCCACCGGCAAGTTCAACTGCAGGACCATCTTCACGATGAAGTATCGTCATTGCTTTGTCCTTGTAGTAATGCTTGTTTCCGTATTTGCCGATGATAATGTATACTGGAGTCATAATGTGTTTTAGTGTTTGTTTCGGGTTCGTTACTTCTGGATCTTGAGCTTGCTCACTTCAATCCCAAACTTAGATGCAATCTCGTCCATCGTCAAGACGATTTCTTTAGCGGTTTTAAGAAGGAATTCTTGTTCACCGTGTTTCACTCCGTCGAGATACCAAACTTTATGTCCATCGGGGTATTCAACCGCAGGACCATCTTCACGATGGCGTTTTCCATTAGAGTACCAAGCTTTACTCCCATCGGCAAGTTCAACCGCAGGACCGTCTTCACGATGGCGTATCGTCATTGCTTTGTCCTTGTAGTAATGCTTGTTTCCGTATTCGTTGATGATAATGTATACTGGAGTCATAATGTTCGTTTCGTGTTCGTTTTGGGTTCCTTACTTACTTAGTGATCTTTAGCTTGCTCACTTCAATGCCAAACTTAGATGCAATCTCGTCCATCGTCAAGACGATTTCTTTAGCAGTTCGCTTGAGGAATTCTCGTTCACCGTGTTCCACTCCATTGACGTACCATTCTTTACCTCCATCGGAATGTTCAACTGCAGGACCGTCTTCACGATGAAGTTTTCCATTGACGAACCAAAATTTACTCCCATCGGCATATTCAATTGCAGGACCGTCTTCACGATGAAGTTTTCCATTGGAGTACCAAGCTTTACCTCCACCGGCATATTCAATTGCAGGACCGTCTTCACGATGATGTTTTCCATCGATGAACCATTCTTTATGTCCATCGGCATCTTCAGCCGCAGGACCGTCTTCACGATGGCGTTTTCCATTGACGAACCAAGATTTACCTCCATCGGCAAGTTCAATAGCAGGACCGTCTTCACGATGGCGTATCGTCATTGCTTTGTCCTTGTAGTAATGCTTGTCGCCATATTTGCCGATGTTAATGTATACTGGAGTCATAATGTGTTTTAGTGTTCGTTTCGTGTTCGTTTCGTGTTCGTTACTTCTGGATCTTCAGCTTGCTCACTTCAATCCCAAACTTAGATGCAATCTCGTCCATCGTCAAGACGATTTCTTTAGCGGTTTTAAGAAGGAATTCTTGTTCACTTAGTGAAACTCCATCGATGAACCAAGCTTTATGTCCATCGGCATATTCAACCGCAGGACCGTCTTCACGATGGCGTTTTCCATTGACGTACCATTCTTTATGTCCACCGGCAAGTTCAACTGCAGGACCATCTTCACGATGAAGTTTTCCATCGATGAACCAAGCTTTATGTCCATTGGCATATTCAACCGCAGGACCGTCTTCACGATGATGTTTTCCATTAGAGTACCATTCTTTACATCCATTGGCATGTTCAGCCGCAGGACCATCTTCACGATGAAGTATCGTCATTGCTTTGTCCTTGTAGTAATGCTTGTTTCCGTATTTGCCGATGATAATGTATACTGGAGTCATAATGTTCGTTTCGTGTTCGTTTTGGGTTCCTTACTTAGTGATCTTTAGCTTGCTCACTTCAATCCCAAACTTAGATGCAATCTCGTCCATTGTCAAGACGATTTCTTTAGCAGTTCGCTTGAGGAATTCTTGTTCACTTAGTGAAACTCCATCGACGTACCATTCTTTATGTCCACCGGCAAGTTCAACTGCAGGACCATCTTCACGATGGCGTTTTCCATTGACGAACCAAGATTTACCTCCACTGGCATATTCATATGCAGGACCGTCTTCACGATGGCGTTTTCCATCGACGTACCAAACTTTACTCCCATCGGCATATTCAACCGCAGGACCATCTTTACGATGAAGTTTTCCATCGACGTACCATTCTTTACCTCCATCGGCGTATTCAATTGCAGGACCGTCTTCACGATGAAGTTTTCCATCGATGAACCAAGATTTATCTCCACCGGCAAGTTCAACCGCAGGACCATCTTCACGATGGCGTATCGTCATTGCTTGGTCCTTGTAGTAATACTTGTTTCCGTATTCGTTGATGATAATGTATACTGGAGTCATAATGTTCGTTTTGGGTTCCTTACTTACTTAGTGATCTTTAGCTTGCTAACTTCGATACCAAACTTAGCAGCAATTTCGTCCATCGTCAAGACGATTTCTGGAGCAGTTCGCTTGAGGAATTCTTGTTCATCGTGTTCCACTCCATCGAGATACCAAAATTTACTCCCATCGGCATATTCAACCGCAGGACCGTCTTCACGATGAAGTTTTCCATCGACGTACCATTCTTTATGTCCACCGGCAAATTCAATTGCAGGACCGTCTTCACGATGAAGTTTTCCATCGACGTACCAAAATTTACCTACATTAGCGTATTCAGCCGCAGGACCGTCTTCACGATGGCGTTTTCCATTAGAGTACCATTCTTTACCTCCATCGGCATATTCAATAGCAGGACCATCTTCACGATGAAGTTTTCCATTGACGTACCAAACTTTACCTCCATTGGCATGTTCAATTGCAGGACCGTCTTCACGATGATGTATCGTCATTGCTTTGTCCTTGTAGTAATGCTTACTTCTGTATTCGTTGATGATAATGTATACTGGAGTCATAATGTGTTTTAGTGTTCGTTTCGTGTTCCTTACTTACTTACTTAGTGATCTTCAACTTGCTCACTTCAATCCCAAACTTAGATGCAATCTCGTCCATCGTCAAGACGATTTCTGGAGCAGTTCGCTTGAGGAATTCTCGTTCACTTAGTGAAACTCCATCGATGTACCAAGCTTTACGTCCATTGGCAAATTCAATTGCAGGACCGTCTTCACGATGGCGTTTTCCATCGATGAACCAAGCTTTACCTCCATCGGCATATTCAACCGCAGGACCATCTTCACGATGAAGTTTTCCATTGATGTACCAAGATTTATCTCCATCGGGGTATTCAACCGCAGGACCGTCTTCACGATGATGTATCGTCATTGCTTTGTCCTTGTAGTAATGCTTGTCGCCATATTTGCCGATGTTAATGTATACTGGAGTCATATTCGGTGGTTTCCTTACAGAATTATTTTAACAGGTTTTTCATGGAATGTAAACAAAAAAATGCACAAAATCCGAAAAAAGTTCAGATTTTTGTGAAAATTAGGATTTATCCGGCGGACCACCCGTTCTCAAGAGCAGACATGCGGTATCCTTCAGAATCGACGGAGTAATGAGTATCCTCGCGGATTCCAATTTCGCCAATTGAGGCTACAGCATCGAGAAAAGATCCAGTGGTGTAAAAACGAATTTCGCGTTCATCGATGTAATAGGCGAACTGATAACCATTTCCTCCAAGAAGAGTTTTTGCGTTTTGATATTCGGTGTTAGTTTTAAATGTCAGTTTCATAATGTATTTTTAGTTTGATGCGAGTCGGAATTTTGAGATGTATGATTTGATAGCGTAACGACGAAGATTACTCTCGTCGCCTTCACCCCCAGGATCAGCTAAGTCGATGCCATAAATTTCTTCTGGAAGAATGAATGCGATTGCGGATAGAGAGTTATTCAAGTCAGGTTCATAAAATGAGGCAGTCTTGATGTTAAGCGATCGCAATTCACGCGCGCGCATAGGCATATCCTGACTACCTCCCCCGTCAAGTAAGATGAACGTCTTATGGTCATCAGCAAATTCGGCATATTGCTCATATCCTTCAACACGGTCAGCTGCATGCCGTGAATACTCAACAGCAGCATGACCCGCTTGAATCCCTTGTTGCCGTCCTGACAAATTTCCCATTACAAAAAAATACATTCTCATATTGTTATTTCTTAAGATGTACCTCAGTTTGCCCCCAACGGTGGATGTGTCATGCAAAGAATATAGTAATTTTTGATGGAGAGATCCGTATCAGAAAAAATATTGACAACACCAAATCCGTAGAGCTCGTTTTCTATGATACGCACTTGATGACATATGTCATTACGAGATGCGCTTCCGTCATCTGAAATAAAATCAATCAATTCATCCGGATTACCGATATAAATGTCGCTCACGTGTAGTCCACCTTCAAACTCATTTGGGTTAATCAAAACCCAAAATTTACTAACGATATAACGACCGGGCATGTTTTTTAGCATAAAGACCACGCCAAAGTTAATGCCACCTTTTAGTAAAATTGCCTGCAATTGATATTCAAAATTGAAGTGGAGTTGTTCAACTCTTCTATTCGCCGGAGCGTTGTGGGTAGTGTTAAGTAGAGTTGTAAAGTGCTCTCGAAGCTGCTCAATAGAGCCAATGTATAGTTTTTCTTTTCGCATGTTGTATTTCGTGTTAATTTAGATTGTAAAAAAGTTCGTTTGAGGCAACGCGACGGATGTCATCTTGGGAAGGAATCTCTCCAAGGTCGATGCATTCAAGAATGAATTCAGCAAGGAACTCGAGAAGAGGCGCAAGGAGTTTACGATTGCTTTGCAGTTCAGGGAACCATTCCAGCAGCTTGTTGCCATCAACATGTTCCTTGACGCGTAGGCGAAGTTCATCGCGATTCTTAGCAATGTTCCGAACCTTTTCTTCGGCCCAAGCAATCCTTTGAGTGAATTCATCTGCATTGAAAAGATCAGGTCCACGGCTTGCTTCATCAGCAAAGGCAACTTGCTTCAGAACATTCCAACCCTTTGCAAGAACCAGACGTGCAATTGTGCGCGTGCTAAGTTCACGAAGGTTATGAATCAGCATGTGCTTTTCGGTGGCAAAGAGGATATCTTCCTTGTCGCCTGAAGACAGATCGTTAAACCGCAGGCGGTCAAACAGTGCTTCGACAATAGGAACTCCTGCACCTTCGTGCCCATGATAGTTGGACTGTCCGTTGCTCTTGACCCCGCGAGTGACTGCCTTACCAAGGTCATGACAGAAGATACCGATGTTAGTCACAGGATCATTCGTAAATCCACCTTGAACAAGGCACTCAAGAATATGACCTTGAACAGTACTTCCACCTTCAGGATGGTGAATAGGATCATGAGTAAATCCATTCAGATCAATCCATTCACGCAGGATTAGAGAACTAATGCCCATTAGATCAAGCAGCCGAATAAATCTTGCAAAGACTACGCCATCATGTGCAGCCTTAAAGATTTCCTTAGCGATACTCTCTGGACTAATACGTTCACGATCAGTGAGTAGACCACGGTTGCGAATAACCGCGTCAAGCGTGTCAGGGTGAATAGCGAAGTTTAGCTTAGCAGCAAACCGCAAGACCCGAAGAATACGTGTTGCATCTTCCTGAAAGCGAATGTTTGGATCGCCGACGCACGTGACCAATTCTCTAATCAGATCTTGACGTCCACCTTGTGGGTCGATGATCTTCTGATTGCGGTCAAGACCTATTGCGTTAATCGTGATATCACGACGCGCACTGTCTTCTTCAAAGGTGCTGACAACCGTTGCGACGTTACTCTTACGGTCAGTACCGATACTGTCAGTGCGGAACTGAGCAATTTCAAAAGCGACGCCGCAATGAACGATGATGCTAACAGGCTGAGCATTCACGGTGTTCTTCGTGATGTCCTGCAACTCAAAGTATAGCGCAAGCTGCTCAAACGGAACATTGGTTGCAATGTCAACGTCGTGCGCGGGTACGTTCAAAAAGTAGTCACGAACCGCTCCGCCGACAATCAGACTTTGCGTTCCTGGGAACGCTTCATCGAGCTTTCCGATCAGATCTAGTGCAGTATTAAATTCAAATGTCATAAAGTGTAATCAGTGTTTTGAGCAGCAATCAGTTCTCTTACTTAGCGAAGAGGAACTTCATGTGCTCAATCGAGGTTTTATAACGCTTTCCGCCGTGCGAGTAAATCACTGGATAGCGATGCGCTCTGGAATTGTAGCTTACGAGCTTTTCACCGTTGCGGCCAATTTCCTTGAGGTCGTATGAAGCGATCAAATTGGAAATGACGCGGTCTTCGCGGCTAACTGCGCCTTTGACCTTGGTTTCAATTTGCATCTTGGCGTCACTAACTCCGAAACGAATAGTTCCGATGTTGAACTCGAGATTTGCATCAGCACCATACTTGGCAAGAACGGCGTTGAGTTCGGAACGAAGAGCGGAAGCAGTGGCTTTGTTGAATCCTGTAAATTTTGTCATAATGTAATTGCGTTAAAGGAGATTGAATTTATTCTTACGCATTGAGGCTAGCGCGATATTCCAACCAAGCCTTGGCTCCTGCCAGAGACTTGAAGGTAGTGGAATCGGTGAGCCACATGCCGCCGCTCGTTCCAGTGTTAGCCTTGCGTTTGTAAATTTGAACGCCAAGGTGGATGGAATGTTTCGTGTATTTTGGAGCTAGAGTAATCATATTTTGTGGTGGTTGCCTTACAGAATTATTATAAACGGAAAATGTCACCTTGTAAATAAAAAAATGCACAAAAGTGAAAAAAGTTCCCACTTTTGTGCAAATTTGTGCAACTTATTGAAAATCAGCCGACTAGCAGCACAAATGTGACAATCAATGTCAGGTAATGCAGTAACTGATCAAATCCGATCACGACGAAGAAATCATGGTATTCTTCCTTTTCATAGAGAGAACTTGAAGCACGACTAGTCACGTAATCTGTGAAAAAATGAGCAACGGCATTTAGGAGGACATATCCGATTGCGCAACCTAGATGCTGGAAATATCCAAAGTTTAGCAGTACGATCAAGATCAGTCCAATTGAGTATACACCAACATGACTGGCCAACGCGATGTTGTTCTTTGACTTATTTGTTGCCTGCCAACTCGTCTGCAGAAAAAAGTCAAAGATCCAATGTACCACTAAGATAGTTGCGAGTGATAATATGCTAATCATAGTTCTCCACTGTCACGTAGTTTCATCAGGCGAAGACGTTCATCCAATACCGAATCAATCTTCTTGGATAATTCAACTTTCTTCTTGTCGTCCTTTTCGTTCATCCACTTTTCGCGTAGCAGACTAAGTACTTCATCTACAGCTTCAATTACTGCAGGTTGTTTCTGTTTCTTTTTCATGGTATGTCAATAACTCCGTCTTCGACCAATATGCTCAGTAAAGACATTCTCATAATTTGGGTTAATTCACCGCCGAAGAAGCTAGGGCTTAGCTTGCCATCATCAAGAAGATAATGAGCAGTCATTTTCAATATGTCAACGAGTCCTTCCTCAGTAAGAGCATAATGGATCTGTTGAACAATCGCGGACGGTCCGTCAGTAATTACTCGACGGTGAATATGTAGTGCTTCAGGCATTTTTGTTAATTGTTACCAAGTCAAGACGATCACAATCATCAACGCGCGCGCTCATGGAGTCCGCGAGATGTAGAATCCACGCCTCACGTGTGTATGGAGCAACTGGGCTACCACATTCACGTGAACCATGATGCGATAAGATGTTATGACTAACGGCATCAATCAATTCGTCGTCTGCTCCCATTGCAATTGCCCAGCAAACCCATTCTACGTTTGAACGCGAAATGTGGTGGATCTTGCGACGATGGTTATTACGAACCCATTTACCATCTTCACTGCGATCATAATCCCATAGCTTGCCATAGTCATGATACAACGCGCTTAAGAACAGCTGCTTGTTGTCAATCTTATGAACATCGCTATAGAGATGAGCGGTATTTAATGACAAAGTGACAACCTCAAAGGTATGCGTCAGTAGTCCACCGTCTCCATAATGGTGCGCAAGTTTATGATGAGAACCACTCCAAATACGAAAGTTTTTATCATCAAGAACTTTAGACGCAAGATCGACACAACCTAGAGTTTCGGCCGCAAGTTTAAGACTTGCAAGGCGATCAGATACTTCAGTTATAGTAGGATTCGACATGTACTCCTTGGTTAGATGAGAAGATAAAGATCTTCAGGTTTTCTTCGGTGCGACCAATTTCATTCATGACTCCACAAAACTCATTGATGCTGCCATGCCCATATTCGTTTGTAAATGAATACCATCGATCATTTAGAGTTTCCCAATCGTATTCTTCCTCGGTGTCGAAGTTGAACTTAGGATTGGTGACTTCACGCAGATTGTCAACCTTTTCCCACTTGTTATTCAATCGGACTGAAGCGCTAACAAGTAGTTTTGCTCCAGTGAATTCCTCGACGACCTTGCAGACGCGATCAAACAATTCTTGATCACCAACCGAATTGGCGTAATTAAGAATATGACCAATCTTGTTCTGAGGAGTCGACTCAGTCATTTCGGTAAAGCCGACTCGAATGAATCCATCATCGCCAGGAATGATGTTGAGGTCAGGGCGGTTCTTAAGGTTCAAATCTTGCACGCTGTAAGCATGCGTGCTAGACGAGTTTGTTTCGTATGTGTTATGTCGGATTGTTTTCATATGTGTTATAATTATTAGTAGGGGATGTCTTCGTCAATCATCAGCATGTCCTCATTGAGGATAACGTCAGTGACAAACTTGTTGAACGCTGTGATACGATCGCCGTCTTCAAGAACATCGACGATTGGACATTCGTCATTTTCACCGCTGTAATAAAATCCGTTACAGTCTTCCCAGTCACGAATCTCTTTAAGACCAAGTCGTTCAGAAAGAATACGAATCGCCTCAAGCTTGAAAGCATTATATTGCTCTGTTGTAATATCACCGCTGGAATCATAGTTGACATACTCATCACATGCATTGAGGTAATGAACAGTAAGAGCAGCCTTTTGATGAGGAGTATAACACTTCACGACATAGCCTTCTTCGCCTGTAGGAATATGCGTGTATGCTTCAGAATCATTGAGGTTACCCGGATAGAGAATCCCATCCTCAAAAATCTCAGCACGACGAAATTTACTCTTGCGATCTTTGGACTTACTGATGATCGTAATGCTATGCGTGCTGGACGAATTTGTTTCGTATGTGTTATGTCGGATTGTTTTCATGTTATTCAGTGATTGTTTCGAGACTAAACGACATAGATCCAGAAACATGTTCTTTGTCTGTCATAATGCTGCAATACTCAATTGTGTTGTTTGTGATTTGTTGAATTACGCCAACTTTGTTCATTGCACCAAACCATTCGCTCATCATGGCGATCAGCACAGCATGCAGCTTTTCAACCGTAACGACTCTTTCATCAAAGACGTATGATAGTGGAGTTTTGTCTAGTGATACTTTGAGTTTTATTTTCATGCGTATGCGTGTTCTTCTTTGACTTTGTTGAAAATATCGACGACGGTGGCGGCATCGGTGATAGCGTAGCGAAGGTCGCTTGTTGAAGTACGTGCAACCTCACCCTTCACTGCATCGACGTAGAACGTGTGGTTACCATCTTCGCCTTGATAGAGCAGCTCCCAATCTTCCTTAGAGACCTGCTTCTGCAAGTCAAGCTGCGTGATCGCAAGATTGTCAAAGCTGATTGTTACTCCTTCAAATAGAAACAGACGCTGCAGCGAAAAACCTTTCCAACGGTCAAGTTCCTTTTGGAGCTCGGGATTGTAGTAATCCTTACCTTTACCATACGTCTTGTATCCAAGCAGAAGGATCTTCGGCTTGATGTCTCGAGCGCGGCACCATTTGATAACCTGCATACAGTCGCCAAGGCTATGTACTCCAAGGATCATGTGGAAGACAACATTTGAGTAGTCAATGTCGTCAGGAAGGAACTTAAATCCGTCACCACCGCGGTAGCTGATACCAAGACCATACAGCAAGCGGTCTTCCTGGAAGCGCCTGATCGTCGGTCCGAACTTCTTCATGTGAAGCATGTTCATCGTGACATTTGGAATGATGCCGCGTGAAGTAACGGTGCGAAGGAAACTCTCGATGCCAGGATGCGCAAGCGGGTTTCCGCCGCCAATCGCAAGTTCGGTGCCTGGGTATTGTGTTTCCCAAATCTTTGCAACAAGATCAAGGTCGCCGTGCTTGCCCTGCTTATTGGACATTTCGTGGCAGTAGACGCAGATGCTGTCAAGGTCACAATACTGTGTAATTTTGAGGTCACAGCTTTCGGGATGAGTCACACGTGGAGCTTCACCATCGGGCCATTCACGAACCTTGGTGCCGTCTTCATAAAGAGACACAGTTACATTACCATTTTGGTAAGTGTGTAGCAATTTCGCTGAGGTTGGTTTCATAATATAGTGGTTGCGTTACAGACTCATTATAAACGGAATATGAACAGATGTAAATAATCTTTTACAGTTTTTTCACTTTTTCTACGACAGCACGCAGTTTCCGTGTACGGTGAACCTTGTATTCTTTCGCATTATGATCGTATTTTTCATAACTAATCATGATGATACCTTCATCACTGACTTCCTTGATACTTGGGTATGGGTCATCCCATTTTCGGTCAGAGCGCTCATTGTCAAGCATGTAAAACACATGATGTTCAATCTCTCCTTTGTTTTCTGCAATCGTTCCCTTGTCGGTCTTAAAGGTGCAGTCACTAACATTGACATAATCGTCAGCTGCGACTGAACAGATGTAGACTTCATACTCCAATGCCTTTGCAGCCTTTTCAGTGATACGCCAATTTGGAGGATCATAGCTGTTGTCATTGCCAAGGATAATCCAGCAGCTTTCGTTGATGAGGAAATTCCAAAGACCTTCGTCTGTCAGTAGTTCTGGATTCTTCTTTACCCAATCGGAGTAATGCTCGCTACCATGATCGACATAGTAGAAGTCATCCTTTGATTGTTTGAACTGCAAGTCAAGTCCATGATCAGCCGCAAGACGAATCATGCGTTCATTCACATCTTCATTGTAAAGAGCAAGCGTCCAGAAGTAACTTGCCTTTGTAAGGAAGTCGTTGAACTTCGTGTATTCCCAGCCAAACTCCCCAAGAGGAATTGTCATCGTCTTTGGGATTTGAACATTCTTGTAGTTCTCAGTGTCAATCGTAATGCTGTGAGTGCTGCTGCTGTTTGTTTCGTAAGTGTTATGCCGAATAGTCTTCATAATTTAACCTCCTGTTTTGATTTTTCTAAATTTTTTCTCCTTTGGTTTTCGAGGCATAAACAAGTCAGATTTTACTTTGTCAATGTATGTTCCAAGTTCCTTACGCATGCTTTCCTTGAATTCATCAAGACGTTCTTCGGTCCAGTAGATTGGCCGCCACGATTCGCCTTTGGCATTGTCTGCACGCTCTTCAAATGTGCCTCTTCGTTTAGCCTCTCCCATGTTATGCTCTACGTGTAATTAAATATGAAGTCGCAATAAACGAAAGTCCAACGCCGACACCATAAAAGGTGCATAGCGAAGAATCCTTCAATACCACGCGCATGTTGAAGATTGCGACGCTTGCGGCAATAATCATCTGTGCAACATCGATCGGAGAATCCCATTGCTTGCGATATGAACGACTAATCAACGCAAATAACGGATGAAGATACGTAGTGCCGATCAATACGGCCATAACCCAATAGATGAAGTCATATGATTTTGTGTAGTATAGCAGAATACTAAAGCTCGCAAGTATTGCAATCTGGTTCAAGTATTTCATATGAATAGATATAAATTATTTCTTATGGTTATTTGACGGTGGTAGGACAGTAATCAGAATGTCAAGAAGCGGGTCATATACAACAACAATGTTTATGCCTTTATGCTTTACTGCATAAACAGTTCCGCTCGTGTTTGGTTCTTTATGTATGAATTTGCGCGAGGTACGAACAGCATTGTGAAAATCTTTTCGTTCAGATTTTCGCAATGCATATCCGAGCCGCTGCTTCCAACGAAATTCAAAGTGATCCATTACTTGCGTTCGTCGTAGGAAAGGTTGATGACTTTGAAGCTACCAAGCGAATGCTTAATCACAACTCCTTCAAAACGCTTGCCTTCAATCTTGTCGATTCCACGTGCATACTTTTCAATCAGTTCAGACGTAAGAACTACCTGACGCTCGACCATCGGTACAACGGGAATTTCGCCAACCGTAGCGGCTGCTACCTTTTCGTAGTAATGTGGGTCATTGGGACCTTCATAAGCTAGAGTGTCGTGGTTCCATACGCTAAATGCTGCAAAGTCAAGCGGGAGCTTAGAGTGTGGATTTGCATCAAAGGCTTGAATGCCTTGCCCGTAAACCTCGCCACGTAGTGCAAGGCTGACGTTATGGTACGTACAATAGTTCTTGAGCTTTTCGAGAATGTTGTACTTACGTTCAGCGAGCGTGTAATTGTTATTGCACTCAGGCTTAATCTCAAGAGATCGAGAACAAATTCCAGTGCGCCATCCACCTTCAGCATTCGCGTCACGGATACAGAAGTAAGTAGCGCTTTGACCGTCAATCTTCAGCGTGACGTCAACATGTTCGCCGTATGGCAGGCTGTCAGTCAGGTTTTGATAACGCTCTTCGTCGGTCTTTGGCATTCTAGACGGCAAGTGTCCTGCAGCGTCAAGAGACTTTGGCGCGGGAGGTTCATACTTAGCGACTCCAATTTCCTCAGAGATATCCTTTCCGATGTTAATTGGAAGCAGCCAACGCTTCAGCTGCGCACTACCGCGTGAGTTGTGATCGACGATATCAAATACACTGAGGACAATACCGAAGCTCCAAACTCCACGCAGCTTCATAGCCTTGACACGATTTGATCGCGCCCGGAAAACCTCTGCCCATGGAGCATCTGGAAGCACAACGTCAGGCTGAATCAACACAACAGCTTGTCCCGGCGAAAACTTACCGATTGGTACGATACATTCATACCCAAGGACAACGGCGATCTCAAGCGAGTCAGCATTTGAATGAGGTTTGATTTCTTTTACGAGTTCAACTGAGGCAAGTTTCATTTAGCGGCTTTCTTTTTGCTAGAGGTTTTCTTCTTGGTCGTGGTCTTTTTCTGCGGCTGCTTACGCGCAGTCTTCTTTATTTCAAGATCGGCAATTTCTTTTTTAAGAGATACAATGATCTTATCATAACTGGCAAGAACACCAGTCACTGGATACCCTTCACGTCGAATAAAGAATCCGCCATTGCCATTTGCCAGCTGCTCCCTTCGAGCGACATGCATTTCTAAATCAGACTTAAGAATTTGTAAATTGGTCATTTTGTAGTGGTTGCCTTACAGGATTATTATAAACGGAAAACCGACCAATGTAAACAAGAAAATGCACCAAAAGTGAAAAAAGTTTCAAAAATTGAGATTTGCGGCAATTTTGCACATGTTTCGGTAAATTTCAATAGATTTTACCGAATCCTCAATTTGTTCAAAACGATGAGTTCCACCTAAAAACCTCATTACCTCATAATTCCGCAGTGTTTCGGCAGTTTCACTCGAATCAAATACTTCGTCGCCGTCAGCTAGCAAAACGAGCGGAATGTATGTATGCCCGACGGTCTCTGTCATGGAATGTCCTTTCCAGGATTCCACAGTTTCGGATGTCAAACGAGAAACTGTCTTATGTACATAATTGACATATTCAGTCTCAAGCGAACGATCCGAAAAAGCGTTGTAAGGATCGACACACGGATTGATCAGCACGCATGGAACTCCTAAAGCCTTAGCACATGCATCAGCATAATATGCACCAAGACTCGTTCCGACGATTAGTAGGTCATCTGCATATTCCTTAATACGATCAACAATGGACCGTATGACTTCTTCGCGTGGAGAGAATGTATCATATGAAAATCCAAGGACTTCCTTGTCAAGTTTACGCAGAGCAGTAATCTTAACATTGTGTGGATCATGCCCACTGTTGAAGCCATGTAAATACACGATCATAAGATTGGCTTTCCAGGCGTTCCAATCGCCATCTTAAGTAGAGGAGTGCCTCCAATTTCTCTCACATAGAAATACTCACGCCAATCTTTAAAGCGAGTATACATTGCCTGATCTACAGACTGTAGGTTATCATTTACATATTCTTGTGTAGGAATGATAATCACCGAATCATCAAGAATATCCGAAACCTTTTTATTCGGAATAGCATACGATTTCAGCAATTCACGTGGCACTGTCTTGATGATGAATGCCAGCAAACCTTTAGAGTATTCGCCAAACGAGACCTTAAAGGATTCACGCATAACATTAGCCAAAACTTTCAGTGCTTTTTGCGATCCATCAGTTCCAACAGCAATTACCTTGCGTCCGCCACGATCCTTGTAAAGAATGACAGTTTTAAGACGATCACCATCAAAGTATAGTTTCCAAAACGGAATTGTTTTGATCATATCATCCACCGAAGAGAATCCAGAACCTTTGATTCCGCCAATCTTAGCATACGACACCTGCAGCATATCCCATACTTGGGTCGCATATTTTTCACGATCTTTGTCGTGCTTAGAAAGGATTAGGTTAGTGAATCCTTCGGCGATGTATGTTTTGAATGATAGCATTTTATATTTATCAATCGTTGAAGATTACCAAGCTGAACTTATAATCGACGGAGTTGAAAAGCCATCCAAGAATTTCGTTTTCGTGACCTCGCATTGCTCGGGAGAAGATGAACGCTTTGTTCTCTTTCTTGCCAATAACATACAGTCCTTGATCGTCCGACCAATCATGAATCCGATGAATTGGGACTTGACCTGCACGGTAGCCAGATCACTTGCCATTGCCGTTCCGACAGTGTTTTCCCAACGAAATTTGTTTGCGTTAATTTTGGCAGATTCGATAATCATGTGGTAGTTTCCTTACAGGATCATTATAAACGGAATATTCTTAGATGTAAATAAGAAATTTCATAAATTTTCACTTTTTCGGCATTTTACTGACAGAATATCCGTTGAAGGTCGGAAAAATGACTCTAATCCACCTTTCATGGATCTTGAGGTATTTGATGATCCCTTCGGGAACCTTCGGTGGATCTTGAGGATATCATGGTTTTTTTCGCAGCCTTTAATGCAGCCATCGTCGAATGAACTTTTAATTATTATACAGAGACTTCACGCACATGTAAATAACAAAATTCAAAAATTTTTCTCATTTACATTTGGCTACAGTTTGTTATAATAAGGATATGCAATTACGGCCAGCACAGCAAGATGTCCTTGATCACGTGCGTGAAGCAATGGCAAGTGGTAAGAAAGACATATTCATTCAAGCGCCTACAGGAACAGGAAAGAGTCTTATTGCGCTTGAACTCTCTAAGATTTTGGCAGAGAGCGGCTATATGTCATATCTTCTAACAAGCGAAAAGTCTTTACAGCAACAATATGAATATGATTGCAATGTAAAGTTCAAATCACGTCATTCCGACGTCAAATCAATCAGCGGTGTCGATACATACACGTGCGACATTAACGGAGAAAAATTCTCGCTAGGAGTTTGCCGTTCGTTAGGATTATCATACTCCGAGGCAAATGAATTACCTTGCGCTGGAACTTGCGCTTACATTCAGCGCCGGCGTGCTGCTATTCAATCTCCGCGTTCACTAATGAATTATTCCTATTGGCTAATTCAAATGAATTATGTCCTGCGCAAGATGGGCGACAAGTCTCCATTTCGTACACGTGACGTAATCATTTGTGACGAAGCGCATAAGATACCTGACATTGTGGAAAGTCATTTTGCATGTCGCTTAAAGCCTGAAACAGCCGATCGTATAAACGGAGTCATTGGTGCTCTAAATAAAATTGGACATGCATATGATGTACCTACAAAGCCGCTTTACACAGCAATCACTGAAGCGCTAAAGATTCCGGAAAAGTCAAATCCGCATGACCATCATGTTGCACTGCAAACTGTTTATGCAGAATATACGCTTGTAAAGAACACGCTTGAAACAATCAAAACAAGCCTTTCATCTTCTTACATTCCTGGCGGATATGACAATGCTAACTTGACGGCTTGGCACAAGAACCTACCGCGCGAAGTAAAGAGTCTATTCACGCTTGCCGATGATATTAAGGACCATCATTGTAAAGTCGAGGATTATACGCAAATGATTGCACAACACGGTCTACGCAATCTTGTTGTATGCGATGACGACGGTGAACGTGCATACCACAATATGTCGGACCATCTGCTGTTTCATCGACACTTCCGAAACTTTGCGCGTACTCGTATTTACATGTCCGCTACGCTTCAGCCAAAGCTGTTGATTGACCGCTGGAAGCTTGATCCTGCAAAGTGCTATATCATCAATGTAAATAGTGAGTGGGACTCAAACAAATCTCCAATTGTGCTGTGCAATACAGCTGACATGGGATATTCAGGCGGGCGCGACAGTGTCAATAAAGCTGTAAAGAAAATTGACGAACTGCTTGATTCGCATTCCAATGAGCGCGGTGTTATTCATACGGTAACCCACTTGATTGCCGAAGAACTTAAAGCTAACAGCCGACATTCACATCGTCTACTAACATATTCAAATACTGCTGAAAAACTTGAGCTGCTTGATCAACTGGAAAACAAGCCAAGCGACTCCGTGCTTGTGGGGCCATCGCTATTCACGGGTATTGACCTTTCTGATGATAAAGGTCGATTTAACATAATTACCAAGCTAGCATTTCCAAATGTGGGCAGTCCGCTATGGGCTCGCCGATTCAAATTTGCACGCGATGTTTACTTTGGAGAAACTGCATCAGTGCTTGAACAAAGTGCAGGTCGTACTACACGCCATGCTGACGATTATAGTACGACCTACATACTTGATTCGCGTGCTAAGGATTTCCTTAAGTATTCGCGCCAATACTTGAGTGATACCTTTATGGACCGATTAGTTTAAGCCTCCAGTACACTAACAATGTAGCGGAGAATCTTGCTACGAACAATTTCGCCGTCACCAAAATGAAACGTGTTCATACCGTGACGCACCGCATCCTGCGTATCAAATCGGTTAAAGATGTCCTTGTATCCAGACATCTTTCCGATGTCAGTTTGCTTTAAGTCGCCGCACACTACATATCGTGTGTTCTTACCAAAGCGAGTAAGGATAGTTACAATCTCATTGCGTGTTAGGTTCTGCGCTTCATCGACAATAACAATACTATCATTGAATGTTAAACCACGAACGAAATTTACAGGGATAGCTTGCAGTATACCCGCGGCCTTAAGCTGTTGCGCGGTTGCATCGTCGGTTATTTCTCTAGCCTTTTCAATAAGAGGCATTGCATAAGGTAAGAACTTATCATCAACTTCGCCAGGCAACGCGCCGATTGAACGCGATGCACTTTCAATGACGCTTCGGATATAAACAATCTGCTTTATCTTTTTTTCTTTGAATAGTTCCAAAGCAGCAAGAACCGCGATGTATGATTTAGCAGTTCCAGCTGAACCATCTACAAATGAAATGTTTGTATTGTCATTGCAAATAGAATCATAAAAAGCTAGATGCTTTTCATTAAAGTGGAACGGCTTTTTTATTTTGAAATTCAGCGTAAAATTTAATGCTAAAGAGGATTCAATGGTGTTTCCCATTGAATCCTCGGCAGCGGTGAAATGATCACTTAGTTTCTTCTTCTTTGTTTTTCTGACTGGATTAGCTGACATATGTTTTATTTAAAGACTAGCAATTTCTATGTACTTATCTAAGATGTGCGGGCATGAATCGACATGTTCACGCTGCGTATAAAACGCATAATGAACGCACAACGCGTTTCCATATATTTTGTTGTATGATGTTTTATCCATCATCGGTTTATCGACTGATAGCCAAGCTTCTTCGTCTTCACCAACTTTACCTCCAAATTCAGCAAAGCGTGAGCCTAGCCATGAAATACAATTAATAGAGCATCTCTCGGCAGCATGCGGTCTAAGATTCCATTGATTAAACTTATATGCATTTAGAGTTCCGTTTTCAACATGGTTGAAAAAGTTCTTATGTTTTTGTTCGGCAACTTGGCCATTTGCCCATGCAACTGGACATAGGCAATCATATGACATTTCACTAATGCTTAATGGTAGAGCGCCAATTCGTTGATGTATATGATCGCATATAGCATTATTTACGATGTTGCCGTAGATCAAAAAAGGCTCAGGGTCTTTGGCTCTTTCATTTGCTAATTTGCGAATGAAATTCTTTTCAAGATAGACGATGTCATCGTCTAATCGTATGTATACTACGTTTGATTCGGTTGTATATTTAAAAAACGTATGAATAGAATTAATTCCATGATACGGAATATCCAAGTCATAACATTTAATCCAGCTGTGCTCCTTCTCCAATGATTTGCAATAATCGATGTCTTCTTGGTTTTCAGTGTTTATCCAAAGTTGCCAAATTGAAAAATCATCTTTTTGCTTTATCAGATTTTTTAAAAGTACTTCCAAATATCGTTTACGCCCTGCTGGAGTAACTATAACAGTTTTGTGTTTTTTATTCACATGTTTACTCCCCAATAATAATCGCTCTGCGATATGAATAATCACTATGGAATTTCTGGTCTCTTCCAACTAGTGTGCCTTCCTTAAAGTCGTATACACGTCCTTCAATTAGAGTAACAGTCGGCGGATCATAAAGTGCCGATTTGTTCAAGCTTGCGTTGTTTTCTCTTTGAGAGACGTTCCATCCGCAGCTTTGAAGCAGCATCACCAATACTAGCGAGCTTATCAATTTCATCTTCAATACGATCTATTTCTGTTTGCTGCTGCCAGCGAACCCAAGCAGAATATGCTTGAGCCGCCGCAGTGATAGCGAGTAAAAATGTTTGAAACATTACTTAACTTCGCCGCCTTTGTCCTTGGCTTTACCGATGTTAAGCGCGAGGAAGTCGATAACTGCATAAACCTTAGCCAAAGTCGAGCCCGCTTCAGGTGTTGGTGTGAATGCAGCAACCGCTGAAGCAAGAGCAATCACGGCTGTAACAATACCAAACCAGCTTTGTGTCTTGAGGAATTCTAATACGATGTCCATATTTGTTTATCTTGATGTTATGATGCTGTCCCATCCTGAGACGGCCATCAGCTGTATTTATTGGTTCGCCTCTTTCTCAGTACACCACCCGCTATACTCTTTGCATGCATTTCATGATTATGTATGATAAGGCATCGGTCTTCTTACTATATATGTTCCAATTCATAAATCCAACGGTCCCAATTCATAAAGTCTTTTGCATACTTAAACAAGGCAACCGAATTAGTCATTTGCCAAGGTATGCTGCTTCCAATGTAACATATTGTATTTGTGATTGTAATTTCAAAATCATCACTTTCTTTAAGCTCAAGAGCAAGGCCAACTTCTACAAGTTCGGCTATCAGTGGAACTGAAGTATAGCCGATGATAGGAATACCTTCGGAGATTGCGCGGCGAATGACCCGACTAAACCGATCATTATGTGATGCATACACCAAAACATCAAACGTATCAAAATCCGATGGATTATAGATGTAAGTATATTCATCAAGATCTCTTAGATGTGGTACTATAGAGTCACATATTAAACCAATCCTTTTAGGCATCATAAATTGTCTAACGCGTGACGCCGATGAATATCCTAGCGGCAGTTCGGTTGCAAATTGGTTGTAAATACGCGACGTGACATAATGACGATGACATCCTTCAAGCGTTGCGTGATTATAGTAAGATGAACTTGAATAACCAATCGCAATTATTTGTTGTGGATTAACGCCAGCTTCGATACACCGTTGGACATCTGATACTTCAACAACAAAGTATCCGCATAGTGACATGATATCATTTTGATTCAATGATACCGCAAGAGTGTTGACTTTAAGCGATACGGCATTTCTTAGGTCATTTAAAAATGCGTTAATTTCATTATCATGCCCCTCGACAAAGTTAATCATAGTGTTGGGTAATTTTTCTTCCATGAATCTATGCCGTGTGCGTTACGTTCATACCACCCTTGACCGGTATAGACATTCATAACATCAGTGAAGTACTTATCATACATATCACCAACACGTTCAAGCGAAAAATTTTCACCCCATTTACGACATGCCGCAGGTTTGATTTCGTCAATGCGATGTATTGCTTCGATGAAGTCTGACATTGTTCGGCAACGCCAGCCTGTAATTCCATGAAGATTATTTTCAGCAAACGCTCCCCAGTCCGTAGTAATTGTCGGCGTACCACTTAATAAGTTTTCGATTTGAACTCCACCAAATGGTTCGACATACATGCTTGGAAGGAATGATGCCTTTGCACCCGCCATCAGTTTCTTTCTCTTTTCGACGTCTGCATATCCAACATACTCAACATGACTTGGCAGATTATAACCATCTTCTTTTTGTCCAGCGATGACTAGCTTTACACCTGCTCTCTGTGTTGCTTCAATTGCGATGTGAACACCTTTTCCGTTATAGACACGACCTAGGTACAAGAAGTAATCTTCTTTCTTTTCCTGATATGTAAAGTCGTTTAAGTCAAAGTAGTTTGGAATGACAGTATCATACCAGCTTTGATTGCATGTACCAACATTCTTTAGACCACAATATGCATGATAGATTGCATAGCTTTCAAAGACTTTCCATTGCGCCCAATGACCACCAGCATATCCAATACCGGGCTCAACCACAATCATATCAGAGTGTGCATCACAAATCGGTTTTACACCTGCACCCCAAAATGGAAGAAGAAATTCGTTCTTACCTTTTCGCTTTCCAATCTCACGAATAGCATTACGATAGAATGTCTGATATGCATGATCATTTACGTCAAACTTAAAAAAAGTTTTTCGCCAATCATGATTACCATACGCCTTTTGTAGGTCGGCATTTGTTGTGACTGTTACGTGTTCATCACATTCAAGGTTTGAATCTTCATGTCCATAGTGAATAACGCGATGTCCTCGTGCTTTCATCATCTTACCGAACTTAACGGCCTTTTGTGTATATGCACATGCTACATATTCGGTATTTGATACCGTATGTGGTAATCCAAGCAAGTGGAATGTGTGTGTTTGTTTATTTTCCATTGTATATGTTGTTTAGTCGTTTGCGAAATTCATCAATCTTTTTTGTACGATCAGGCCAATAGATGTAGTCCTTTTCAGGATTTTTCTCAAGGTTATCAAGCAAGGGTAAGATGCTTTTATACATCTTTTCGAGGCGTTCAAGGCTGCTTGCTTGATTTGCTATCGAAGCTTGCACCGTCTCTAACTCATCTTCACTAACAGCAGTGAACCCAAAGTCAAATAGGTCTTCTGTATTGCTCATATAAGGTTTCCAATTCGGCCACCGTATGAACGCCGCTGATACAATTTATTCTTTTTCTATCTGTATCATAAATCCCAAGAAACGGAATAGAAGTAGAGCATCCACGATATTCACGTAGGTACTTGATAGACTCTAACGGATCGCTGTCAATATCGTATATCTCTAAAAGCATGCCGTGAATACTACAAAAATTGCGCAGCGTTTCTATGTACGCTGTGCAGAGGGTGCACGTTGGGATGATGTAAACCTTTATGACAGCCATTCTCTAAATAGGAAAAACGCAACCGATCCAACAACTGTAAGTATGCTTAAAATAAAAGCTAAAGCAAGTAGCACTAGCTTATGTTCACGTTCTTGCGGGGCATGACCAGTAAATTCCTTGATCAGGCGCTCCAGTTCTTTATCTTTATCTTTCTGAGTGTTCATATTACCAATGTTTGTTTACGAAGTGAACGATCACGTAAATGATCCATGCCGAAAATGTAAGTGACCCAATCATAGTGATCACCCAAAGAGTTGCAAATAGGTATCCGAGTTTGTTTTTCATATCAGTCGTTGTCGTAGTTAGCAGTGAAGTTTTCAATCTTTTCCCAACCTGCACTCTTACACATGTAAGCCGTACCGTTAATCATCAGAACATCGCCGACAGAAACAGCAATCTCACCAGCCTCATAAAAAGCCTTGAAGATAAATTGCTGTTCTTCGTCTAAAAAATCTGTTGGGTCGTTTGTAGCTTCAAAGATATATTCGCATGCGTGCGTTTCATCATCAGTTTCCAAAGAAAACCGCAGGTTCAGCGCGCGTCGGCGAGTAACCTCAGCTTTCTGCTGAAAGAAATCCTTGTCAGAAAGGGCGCGGAAAAGGGAAAAATTGATAGTCATGATTTAGTGGTGGTTTACAGAATTATTGTAACCAATTTACCGCGGAATGTAAATAAAAAAGTGATGAAATTTCACAGATTTTCATAAATTATTGAAAATCAGTCACTTATACACATTCTATGAAAAAAATTAACCTATTGAAAATCAACGGGTTATGAATTTCACGTGCGTTTTTAGCCCAAGTTTTTTCGCGACCGTGATCATATTTGAAGTTCCTACACTATTTCCGTCCCAGATGGCAATCAAAGCTTCCGCAACATTTGCCATCTGGGCATTACGAATCGGACCTGCACCCAATCCATGCTTCTTCCAGTCCGCGCGATAAACCTCAAACTGGATTCCGTGAGAAACTGCATAATGTTCACCATGAGCATCTGCTCCAGACGCTCCACCGCTGATGATCACTGATGGAGTCCATCCACACTGCTCTATAGCATCAACTACATCTGCGTAGTCAACTCCATAACGACAACCTGCAACAATAGTTCTCATAATTCATTTATAAATTGGATCTTCATGTTTAACCGGATGCCAAATGCCAGGCAATTCTACATCTGGTTTATGCATGTCATATGACCCCTGATGAAATATTCTGTTATGTAATGTTTTATTTTCATAAACATGAATTCCTAAGTAATTAATTATGGTTCCAAGCCGAGCCTCACTGAAAATCATGTCTTCTTGCATTTGTTTCAGCATAGGATTGGCATCAATAGAATCAACTATAAAGTTAAGGGATTGTGGGTCGGCTTGGATAACCGCAAGTGGTTGCAGGCACATGAAATGATGCTTAATCACATCTGGTAATTTTGGAGTTTCGCGCGATGCCCAATAGTATGCTATGTCTGAAGTTTCATGGTATGTAGTTCCAACGCCGTTTCGCACTGAAAAATAATTGTCAAACGTCTTCCCGTTAAGTCTTACATCATAATCAAAGAACAATACATTTTTCTCAGAAACCTGATTTCTGTTTTTTCTCCACCAATCTAATATGCGAACGTCTCCATCATACCACGCTCTTTCTCTTTCTGGAGTACCATGAGGAAAAGAATTTGCGTAACTAACCGACTGTTGAATATCTGGATATAAGTCGGTAAATCTAGCTTTATTTGGAGTTCCTGATAAAACATCAGTCATCCACACTACTCTAAAGTCAGTTCTCATGTTAGTATCCCCAAGCAGCAAGAGTATGTTGGAAAGGATCTCCTTCAATGTTCTTTACAAGACGTAGCATTTCTTGTGCAAGTTCACGAACCTCAACCTGCGCATGCTCGCTGTTTCGCAGCTTGATGAAGTTAGCAAAGGATCGCATGTTGAAACTTACATCACCCTGGATTTGAGAGTTGTATGTCTTAAAGAAACGCGCGCTTTCTTTTGCGCGTTTGCGTCCAAGAACTGGAGTAAGATCACGTAGACATTCATGATAAAGTACATTTCCATACTTGGTATATTCTTCCAATATATCCATCCATGATTCTTCACCCAATTGAATATCATCACCAAAAACTTTAACGCATTTTCCTGCCCTCATTACATCTTTCCAGTCTTCTGGCAAGTAATACTTGTCTTCCTTTAATTCTTTGTAGCGCGCGCTTTCGGCATTCATGCTACTAATACGATGCTTAAGCAAATGAATGTGAGTAGCGATGTCAGTGTCTACAAGGAAGTGTACGGTTCCTTTTTCAAATGGAGACTCATGTCCATCATTCCATAGCATGTTAATAAGCTTGGGGATACGTTCCCGTTTTTCATCTGAAAGTTCACGTGATGTAGATGTCCATGCGCTACATGCGATGACTTCATCACTACCGTAATGTCCAATAAGTTGTGCTGTGTTTTTCATTTTAATTTAAGTGCTGCGTAAATCAGTCCAAAGTTGGCTGTAGAATAACTATACCAGATGATTGCCCATGGTATGTTACCTTTGAGTCCATAGGATGTTCCGACGCATGCATACAGTAGCGCCGCAATTCCAATCACAATTGTTTCAAAACTCATAGCGAAGACTTTAATCGTTCATATGCATGCTTGCTACAATCAGAAGTGTTGGCCCATTGTATGATACCATCGACAGCAGTTTCGCAATGCCATCCAAAGAGGAATCCACCAATACGCTCTAGATCTTCAGCGTATCGTTCATCGGGTGTTTCTTTTTGAGCAGCAAGCATGTATTCAGCTAAGTCTGACATCTGTGCACGACTTAGCACAACCATGTCTGTGTATGGTTTACCTTTTAGCGCAGACCAAGCCGATGCAAGTCGATGTCTCCAACCGCGCTGATATGGATCTCGAACTAGATGCGATAATTCAAGCCCGAAGTGATGGTTATAGTCAGCATATAGGCCGCCATGACCACATTCACATTTGTAAAATTGTCCTTTCATAGTTTTCTTAACAGTCTTTTGATTTTGGAAGAGAATTGTTAAACGGCTTATAAAGACCAAGATCAGCTGCAAGACATATGCATGCACGTTGGCCATCATATGTCCGCAGTGCTTCATTAACGGTCAATCCATCGAGAAACTGGTGATTTGGTGTATTCATAAATACATCGTATCCATCTGGCAAGAAAACGTCACCACGTGACGGATCATTTAGAAGCTTAAACAAAGCACGCAGCTTGCTGCCTTCAATGATAAGATGTGCCTCAGGAGTCAGAAAGTCATCATTAAAATTTCCATACACTGGAATCTCAACTGTCTCGACAAACCGTGCATCAAGAGGTTGTCCAGTCTTTGGATCAGCTTTAGTTGCAGGCAGATACACGTGAAACGGAACTTTGCGAATTTCAGACAGTCCATAATAGGAACGCGGAGCATCTACATTGCGACCGCAGTCGCTGCAACGAAATGGGAACTCCTCATAAGGCATAGACTTTCCATTTTCATCATGCATACAACTGCGGTCAAACCATGTGTCCGTATTACTAAAACAATGTGGGCAATTATATAACATATTTCATTTAGCGATCTTCAACTTGCTAACATCAATCCCAAACTTAGATGCAATCTCGTCCATCGTCAAGACGATTTCTTTAGCAGTTTTAAGAAGGAATTCGCGGTTCCACAGTTTCTCTCCGTCGAGATACCAAGATTTATCACCATTAGCGTATTCAATGGCAGGTCCGTCTTCACGATGACGCTTTCCATTCAGCCACCATTCTTTATGACCATTACTTCCTTCATATGCAGGACCGTCTTCACGATGGCGTTTTCCATCGACGTACCAAACTTTACTCCCATCGGCATATTCAACCGCAGGACCATCTTTACGATGAAGTTTTCCATCGACGTACCATTCTTTACCTCCATCGGCGTATTCAATTGCAGGACCGTCTGCGCGATGGCGTATCGCTGCGCGATGGCGTATCGTCATTGCTTTGTCCTTGTAGTAATGCTTGTTTCCGTATTCGTTGATAATGTATACTGGAGTCATAATGTTCGTTTCGTGTTCGTTACTTCTGGATCTTCAACTTGCTGACTTCAATGCCAAACTTAGATGCAATCTCGTCAATCGTCAAGACGATTTCTTTAGCGGTTTTAAGAAGGAATTCTCGTTCATCGTGTTTCACTCCATCGACGTACCATTCTTTATGTCCATCGGCATCTTCAATTGCAGGACCATCTTTACGATGGCGTTTTCCATTGATGTACCAAGATTTATCTCCACCGGCAAGTTCAACCGCAGGACCGTCTTCACGATGATGTTTTCCATTGATGTACCAAGCTTTACCTCCACCGGCAAGTTCAATTGCAGGACCATCTTCACGATGAAGTATCGTCATTGCTTTGTCCTTGTAGTAATACTTGTTTCCGTATTCGTCGATGATAATGTATACTGGAGTCATAATTTATTTTATAGTTGTTTTATTCAAGTCTTAACGTTTAATGTGTATTTGATGTTTCGTACTTAGACATCTTTTGGCTTTCTGCGATAATTTATCTGCTTTTTG